GAGGCTTGGCGCTGTCATTACCGGATTTGCCGGTGTTGCAGTAAAGGAAATTGGCTCTTTCGATAAAGCTCTCCGTGAATCTCTGGCTGTTTCGGATGTTACGACTCAGCAATTTGATGATATGTCAAATATGGCTGAGAAGATGTCTAAAGACCTGAATAAAGTCGCCACAGAGACAGTACGGGGCTTTTACTTCCTCGGGTCTGCCGGACTCAAAGCAACCGAGCAGATGCAGTCGTTTGCCTCGGTAAACAACATGGCGAGAGCTATGACTGTTGAAGTAGGCCAAGCGGCTGAAGGCCTCGTTGATATTATGCGAGGTTTCAATATCACGTTCGATGAATCGAATCGTGTCGCAGATACCCTTGTAAAAACTGTAATTACATCCAATCAGGTATTCTCTGATTTGGATAAAGCAATGTCGTATGTATCCTCAACAGCAAATATGTCGAATAACTCCCTCTCAGATGTAGCCGCAATGCTCGGTGTTATGGCGAATGCCGGCATTAAAGGTTCCTATGCCGGTGTTGCTCTCAGGCGGTCATTCACTAACCTTATGAGTCCTACTCGGGAGATGATTGACCTTATCCATGCTCTCGAAATTCAGCTTTATGATGCATCGACAGGAGAGATGCGCCCATTTATTGACCTTATGGGAAACATTAATTTCCAGTTAAGAAACGCTTCTGAGCGTTACAAGAATATGGTTTTCGAGATTCTTTTCGGCAGAAGGGCTATTGCCGGTCAGATTAAAATATTCGAGTATGGGAAAGAGCAACTTCAGCAATATTCACAAAGTCTCGCTGAGGCTGACGGTACAATGAAAGCTGTTGTGGAGAAACAGATGGCCGCATTCCTTCATCAGCTTGGACGGGTTTATCGTGGCGTACAAGATTTAGCAAGAGAGATTGGCCGGGGGCTTGTTCCAACAATAAGAGCCTTTGCCGACCAAGCTATTCCGGTGATTGATGCAGTTAAATCATGGGTAAAAGAAAATAGTGAATTAGCTATGACAATAATAAAAACAACGACTGCTATCGGTGGGCTTGCCCTTGTTGTCGGGCCGTTAATGATACTTCTTCCAACTATGATTAAATCCATTGGACTTCTCACCGCAGGATTCTCAGGGCTTATTGCTCCCGTTGTTGTCGCAGTAGCAGGTTTCTATGCGCTACAAGTGGCTTGGGGCAATGCGTTTAAGGCTATGAGATTAACAGCAAACGATTTCACCGGGAAATTTGCGGTATTACTTGATGACCTAGGGATAGTTTGGGAAAATAAAATTTTTCTTATGAAGGCTGTCTGGACAGACTTATTAAATTCCATGTGGACTGGATTCGCAAAAATAGGAACTATTTTCAGTATAGGATGGTTGACTCTTAAAAATAATTGGAGCGGCTTTACCTCTCAAGAGATGGAAGAATTATCAACCATGATTGATTTTCTCAAAACGGGAAAGCTTGAATTCCCAACTACTTCATTCATGGAAGGCTCTAAAAGTCTTATTGGCGGTATGGCAGATTTAGCAATCTCTGATTTTGATAACATATTGGGTAAATTAAAAGAGGTGTCCCCTGAGCTTGCAAACTTCCTTAGTATGCTATCTGCTGTTGTTACAGGAAGCCCTGAACCTACGTTGCCTTCCCCGGGGGCTGAACCGGCTTACGCACAAGCAGGAAGCATAGGCGGTGAAGATATTTCTAATATATGGGCATCCCATTGGAGACAATCAACAAAAACCGTAATGGATGATTTCACGCAAGTTTACAAGATGTTCGAGAACGTACAGAGAGATATTATTGATGGATTTGATTCATCCTTTAATAAATTGATGCAACACGGAAGTAGCTTTGCAGATTTTATGGACAATATGTTTGATTCAATTTTACAGTCATTTATCTCGTTCCTTGCGGAGATGGCCGCAAAGAATATGTTCTATCAGATATTCGGGAACGGATATGTCTCAGATGCCATGAAAAGTGGGGGTGGATTCGATGCCTCTGGAATTTACAGGGCATTAGCATCTTCTCCGACTCCTGACGCTGTAACCGGAGCCGCCTCAAAGATAATAATCAATAACAATTCAGGGATTCCTCTTACGGCAAGGAAATCAGCAAATCCGAATGAGTTTGTTATAGATGCTTTAATCGATGGCATAAATACAAATTCAAATTTACGACAAACTTTAAGGGATTTATAAAATGGCCACTACTTTCCCGACTCTAACTGGTGGGAAACCGCTTGTTCCTGACATATCTGACTATGAGCATAGTCTCAGAACAGACCCTACCGTAAAATCTCCTACTGAGGGTGGATACGTTATCTCCCGAGCGAAGTTTACAAGGATGCCAAGAGCTTTCCGGGTAGTATATACCGGTATTACAACTGCGAATAAAGACCTTATCCTCGCACATGCAGAAGAAAGGAAGGTTGGTTCTGCCACATTCACATGGACTGATAACGAAGGCTCAGTACGGACGGTTCGGTTTTCGAGTCCAGTAAAGTATCATACTTGGAAACAGACGAATTATACACGATGGGTTGTGGAATTTAACGTAGAGGAAATATAGTGAAATCACTATCATCGGATTATTGGGACAAAATAAATCAGGTATCAACTAATTCTGCATGGTATTTATTGCTCGAACTGGTTGCATCTAACTCAACTACACTCTACTTAACTAACAATAATGAAGATGTTCTTTTGGATTTTAGCGGTCAGACGTATTCGAGATTCCCATTTAAGGTTGAGCCTGTGACAGAATCAATGCAGGGTGAAATCCCAAGAATACGCCTTTCATTATCTAATGCAGACCTCTATTTAAACTCATGGATTCAGGATAATGGTGGATTTGTGGGGAATGGCGTTACGTTAATGGTTGTTAATAGTGCGCTTCTGAATGAGTCTCCTGCGGTATCTGAGACTTTTACTATTTTGGAGACAGTTGCAGATAATAAAAATGTTGCCCTCACGTTAGGAATATCGAGTCCTCTTAATAAAAGGCTTCCGAGGGACAGATATATTGCAAACATTTGCCGACATCCATTTAACTATCCGGGAAGAACTGACGGGAGAGCCGCCCGGTGTGGATATACTGGTAGCGATTACGCAACTTGTAGACATACCTTGGCCGACTGCCGGTTAAGGAACAATAGCCACAGATACGGGGGAAGCCCCGGTGTTGCAGAAGGAGTTAATTAATGGACTTACAGTATTTGTTGCCGGTCCCGTTCCTCGACCAAGGTAGAGATTTAAGCGGTTTGGATTGTTGGGGATTAGCAATCGAAGTATTTAAGCAGTTCGGGCAAGAGCTTCCTGACTTCAGGATAAAATCTGACGATGAATTTAATATCGATGCAATGGCTATTTATAAAATGAGGACATGGCCCAGAGTTGATAACCCATCAAACAGTGATGCGCCATTAATTGTTGCTATAAAGAATAATCCAAAACTTGTTAATCATGTAGGTGTTTATATTGGAGATGGCAGGATAATCCATATTATGAAGAAAACTGGCGTTACAATACAGAAGATAGAGCCTTTCCTTAAACCGAGAATAGCAGGATTCTTTAAGCTATGTTAAATACTTTTAAAATAACGCTTCTCACTGACCCCTTCGGAGACAATGAAGGTGTTTGTAAGGAGTTTGAGAGAAAAAAACATTATTCGCTCCGGCATTACCTCAAAAGCGAAGCAGAGTTTATAGTATTGTGGAATAATGAATTTCTTACCAAATCAATCGACAAAATTCTCCCGGCAGTAGGGGAGCATTATTTCGTTGTCCCCTTACCGAGCGGTGGAGATGCCGATACATGGCGAATGCTTGCCCAATCCTCACTATTACTTGCATCTGCTATTATTCCTTCTCCTATCGGGCCTATGATGGCCGTAGGCGGCTCATTTATCTTCGGATATATATGGACCCGGCATCAAGAAGAAATAGACGATGAAACATCTCAATCCTATGGTTGGACACATAAAGCAAACCTTGTTGCGGCTGAAGGTAAGCCGATGCCTATTATCTATGGGAAAACGAGAGTTAAACCGACAATAAAAAACAGATTCATTACTTATGGTGCTGACGATAAGCAAACTTTGAATGTTCTTTATTCTTTCG